AGCAGTCCCAGCCAGCTGGCCGGGAGGTAGAGCGTGGCCAGGATCTAACCCGCAACACCGAGGTGTTGTTCCGCCAGACGGTCGATAGCTACCTGACGCAGAACAAGATCTCCGATGCGGTGCGTGCCGCCGTTCGGCAGATGGGCACGGTCGGTACCGCGCACTTCAACCTGATTGAAATGGCGATGACGGGCTGGAAGGCCACCGCCTACGACCCGACCACGAACGAGATTTCCGAGGAAGGCCAGGTTCTGCTGAACGCGGTGCTGGTGCGTCTGAACACCATCTCCGACTACTCGGTGGGGTATGACGACAAGATCGGCATAGACCGCACCCTGGAGATGCTGATCAACGACGTGATCTGCTCCGGCGGTCACGGCCTGGAGCTGGTGCTGGACGATTCGCGGGTACCCGACCGCCTGGTGACTTTCCCCTATGACACGCTCACCTACCGCCAGGGTGGCGATTATCGCTTCCCGGTACAGCGCGGTATCGGTGAAGAACGCGAGCTGAACCTTCCCACCGTATTCGTTGGCGACTTCCACCGGTCGGTAAACGACGTGTACGCCTGGCCGATGTTCGAGTCAGCCCTGCGTGAAGGACGCGCCTACGAACAATTCCTGCAGGACATGCGCCGGGCGGTTAAACGCGCCGGCCACGGCCGACTGGTTATCACCCTGGATTATGCGCGTATCACCGAAGTGGCCCCGCAAGAGATCAAGGACGACCCGGTCAAGCTAGGCGCTTGGGTTGAGGAAGTTCGCCAAGGGGTGGTGGACATCGCCAACGAGCTTGAACCGGAAGACGCCTTTGTCACCTATGACGTGGCTGAGGTCGACATGCTGAAGTCCGAGGGCGAAAAGTCCGACTACGTCAGTCTGATGAACGCCATGTCAGGCAACCTGGCCACGGCGCTGAAGTCGAACCCATCCTCGCTGGGCCTGCGTATCGAAGGTAGCCAGTCGCTCTCCAACACCGAGTCGCTGATCACGATCAAGGTGGCCACGTCGATTCGCCGTGCGGTTGAAGAGTCCATGAGCAAGGCGTTGACCCTGGCCTGCCGCCTGCTGGGCAGCCTGGTCTATGTCGAGTTCAAGATGGACTCGATCAACCTTCGCCCAGAAAGCGAGCTGGCGGCGTTCCGCACGATGGAAATGGATCGCGACCTTCGCCTGCTGTCTATCGGCATGATCACGGATCTGGAATTCTCGGTCAGGCAGGGTCTCGGTACCCTCCCCTCTGGCTATGTCCCACTGTCCGGTACCGGCTTCTACGAGAGCAAATCGGTTGACGCCTCTAAAGCGACACCCAACAATGGCGCCCAAGAAAAGGCGCTTCAGCCGAGTACCCCGTCAAAAGCAGGAGGCGATAGCCAATGAGTGACCGCAATCAGTTGGTTATCCCCCAGACCGGTACGCTGTGGTACGGCGCTCAGGATACCCTCGACGCACACAATAGCGTTCAGTTCACCCTGTCTGAACTGAGCCCTATGGAGCTGTCCAACCTGCGCGTACGCGCCACCGAGCTGCTGGCGACTCAGGGCGTTAGCCGCGACCAGTTCGCTGACCACTACATGGTCAACACCTATGGCGACGGTAAGCTGGCGGTGATCAGCATCACCGGTACGCTGATGAACCACCACCTGCCCCTGCGCCTGTTCGGTTACAACGTGACCACCTACGGCGAGATCCAGCAGGCGGTGCAGGCGGTGATGGCTGACCCTCGGGTCGAGAAGGTTGTCCTGCAGGTTGAGTCAGGTGGTGGTAGCGGTAGCGGTCTGTTCCGCACTTCTAACTTCATCGAACGCATGGGCAAGGTGAAGGATTTCACTACCTTCAGTTCCAACGTCATGGGATCGGCGGCCTACTGGCTAGGCGTGAATAGTCCGCAAATGGTAGCCGAGCCGCTGGCTACTATCGGCTCTATCGGCGTGTACGCCGTGATGACCAGCTACGCTGAGGCCAAGCAGAAGTTTGGCATCTCCTCTCGGGTGATCCGCGCCGGTGAATTCAAAGCCCTTGGCCACCCGGATGAGCCGATCAGCGAGAAGGCCGTGGCTGAGTGGCAGAGCACTATCAATCAGAGCTACGGCGCGTTCCTTGACCACGTCTCTAGCAAGCGTAATCAAGATCGTGAGACCTTCCGTATCAACGCGGCGGAAGGTCGTGAATTCAGCGGCAGCGAAGCGCTGAAAGTGAACCTGGTGGACGAAATCATGGTGTTCGACGATATGATCGAAGCTATGCTGTCCACCATGTCAAAGACCGTGCCAGCTTCAGGCGCCGGTCGTAACCTGAAAATGGACGAGGGTGCCATGAACAAGAAGATGCTTGCGCTTTTGCAAAAAGCCGGCGTGACTCTCACCGATGAGCAGATGTCTGCGCTGGCCTCCGGCGCGAGCTTCGAGTCCATCGGTATCGAGGCAACTCTGGCGGCCGAGCTGACTGCAGCTCAAGCCGCTGGTGATGTCGAAGAAGAAGAGAGTGGCGGCGAACAAAACCTGGATGCTGACCCGGCGGCTGTGGCTGAAGCTGCACGTCTGGCGGCTGAAGCGGCTAAGACCAACATGGCGGGTTCCGACCTTACCGCGTTGCTTGACCGCATTCAGGCCCTGACCGTAGAGTCCACCACTGCCACCGCTAACCTGGCGGCCATGACGACTCAGCGGGATAAACTGGAAGCCGAAGTTAAGATTCAGGAAGGCCACGTTGTTCGCCTCTCTGGCATCGCGGCTCAGGCAATCAACCGCATGGAAACCGCACTGCGCGGTACTACCACGGATGACCTGGACAATCTGGAGCCTGCGGCTCTGGTCTCGAAGTACCAGAACGTCCGTGACAAGTTCGAACAAACCTTCCCAGTAGGCCGCAAGACCGCCGCTGTGGTAGATAAGCCGGTAACTGGTGAGCAGCGGCCTCGCCCAGACACCGTCGCTGAAGCCGCGCAGAACGCCACTAAGATCTAAGGAGAACCGTCATGGCACAACGTATCAAACTGGTACCGACTATCGGCGCCGAAATCCCGAACCTGGATTTCACCTTCATGTTGGGTAACAACGCAGGTGAGTCGGCGACCATCACTGACAAGGACATCGGCAAGGCGGTTAAAATCGTCGGTGACTCTCGTGTGGCCTTTTGTGTGGCCGATGACGAGATCCATGGCCAGCTGATTTCCGTCGAGCCAAACCAGACCTCTGGTGGTTACAAGGTCGGCACCGTCCGCGCCGTCAACTCGCCGCTGTTCGATGCGACCCTGTCGCACGCCACTTCGGTTGCCATGCTGGACGAAGTTGTTGCGGATGCCCAGGCGGCTATCGGCACTCCGAACGGCACCCCTCCTTACCACGTGCGTATGCGTGTGAAGAAGGCTGCCGTGGCAAACGGTCTGCGCTTGAAGGTTGTAGCCTTCCAGAGCGGTGCCGGTGCCACCGGTTCCAACCTGACCGTTTCCAAGATCTTCGGTTAACCAGCGCGGCTCTGCCAGCATTGAACAAGGAGTAACACCATGATTGAAGGTGCCAGCAAATATAAGCTGCGTTCCGGCGCTGATGGCGCGACCATTACCGAGATCGAAGTCAACACCAAGGACTACGAACTCGCGTCGCGCAGCGGCTTGACCCTGTCCCAATACCTGACTCGCAAGTACCGCGACCAGACCGACGAAGCACGCTTTGGCTCGGTGTTCAGCCAATGCCTGGCTTCTGCCGGTATGTTCCTGCGTGCTGACGAGAAGACCGGGCTGCGTGCTCCAACCTTGAAAGAGGTGATGAGCGACAGCATCAACATGGCCGGCATCGTCGGCCCGTCGGCGGATGGTGCCAACACCCCGTCGTCGCGTCTGCTGTACCCGGAAACCATCCTGCGTGTGATGGAAGCTGAACTGCGTACTGATGAGTCGGATTTCCTGTCGACTTACAACCGCATGTTCGCCAACACCCTGACCATCGACACCGAGAAGTTTGATCAGCCGCTGATCAACTCGAACCATAACGAGAACACCCGTTCCAAGGGCATCTCGCAGGGTACCGAGCCGGCGAACATGGTTGGCATCACCGTTAGCGACATCAGCCGTCGCGTACCGGTGAAATCCATCGGTTTGACCATCACCGATCAGGCCATGGGTGCCACCACCCTCGACCTGGTTACCCTGATCATGTCGGCTCAGTCGCGCGGCGAGCGTATCGCCAACGCGCACGAGATCCTGAACGGCATCCTCGCGGGTGACGTGGACATGGCCGAAACTGGCGTAGCAAGCTCCGGCACCTTCCAGGCGCTGGATTCTGGCATCACCACTGCCGGCACCATGTCCCACAAGGCTCTGGTCAAGTACCTGCGCGAGAACTACAAGAAGTTGCAGCCCAACCTCCTGATCATGGATCTGGACGCGGCGTTTGCAGTAGAAGCTCGTACCGGCAAGCCGAACCGCAACACCAACTTCAACGGTGAAGGTACCAACTTCGGCCTGGAGCCGAACGTGGACAACCTGCTGGCCACCGCTCCTCCGATTCTGATCGTCGAAGGTTCGGTAGTCGGTGCAAACACCATTGTCGGCATCGACACCCGTTACGCCATGCGTCGGGTAATCAACGTCAACGCAGCCTACAGCGCCATCGAGCAGTTCGTGATGCGCCGTATGACCGCGTTCCGCGTTGACTACGGCGAGACCGCTTACACGCTCTACAAAGAAGCGTTCTCCAAGCGCACGCTGACCGTGTAACCTGTTGGCTGGGCCGAAAGGCCCAGCTCTTTGATTACCTCCCGCCAAAGGAATCTGACCATGGCACTTACTACCGGCAACAAAGACGACGATAAAAAGGACGGCGCGGGCGCTACTGGCGCAGCCCCGACCATTGAAGAACTGCAGGCCCAGCTGGCAAAAGCCGAGCAGACTGCACGTGAAGCGACTGAAGCGGCTCAGGCTGCTCAGGAAGAAAAGCAGGCACTTGCAGAGCAAGTGACCGGCCTGCAGGGTACTGTACAGACTCTGGAGACCAAGAAAGGTGAGCTGGAAGACAAGCTGGCCGCAGCCCCTGCCAAGGCCGCAACGCCTGCCAAAGTCAAAAAGCAAACCGTTTTGGTGGTCTCGGCTACCGACTATAGCTACGACATCGGTGACGGCATCAAGGTAACCCCTGATGTTCCGGTTAAGGCTGAGCGCTACGAAGGCAACTTGCTGGACGCGCAGATGAAAGCCGGCTACGTCGTCGAATTCGAAGCCTAAGCCTATGGCCAGCGTGGAAATTCTCAGCGGAATAACCAACACCCAGGCTGTCCTGGGTGCGGCTGGCCTATCCCATGGAGACATCCCCGACGAGCGCTTAATGCTAAGCGGCATCGGGGATGACCTTCAGCTGCACCTGTATTCAAAGCTACCCAACTACGAAGCCCTGGTTGCTGCCGGTGACGATCCGAGCGCCACGGTTCCTGACAAGATGTTGGCGCTGGCTATCAAGAATTTTGCGAAGTGGTTTCTGGCCGCTTTGCTGTGTTCGCGCTGGAATGCCATTGTTCAGTTGAAGACTGACGGCAAGACCCGCGCGGATCGTTTTGACCGGATGGACTTGGTGGCGATGCAGGGCAACGCCGAAGCCAACCGCGACCGGGCCTGGGCGATGATCATCAGCCTGTTGCCGGTAGACCAAAGGCCAACGGTAACCCCGTTCACCCCCTTCGGCATATCCTCTCCGACCACTGATCCAGTGACCGATCTGGAGGATTAACATGCTGCTCGGTGACGTTATCGCAGAGCTGTGTGACACCCCCATCTATTACTTCCAAGGCGGTAGCTGGGTGCTGTCGCCGGTTCTGTGTAAGGTTCCGCCTTACGACAGATTCATCAGCGACCGGGCTTTTGGCCAGAAGAAGCGCCTGGTGCAGACGCCTGGCGGCCAGCACCTGCCAGCCTCCAGCTATTATCGCCCAGGCAGCGATACCAGTCGCACCTACATGGTTGAGTCGGTCAACGAAGACCAGGACTCCCACGGCGAGTACCTCAACGTCTACATGATGCGTGAGGCAGCTGACCTCTGTGAGGTGCTGACCCAGCAAACCATTCCAAGGCCTTCAGGCACTCCGAAGAAAGAATGGGTAGTGAGCGATACCGTGTGGGCTGACTTTGACCGATTTGGGGTGTTGCGCTCGGACGAACTGGATGGCGTGGACTACACGTCCTACACCATCACGCTGCCGACTTCTGTGCGACTGCCAGGCGACTGTCGCTTGCGGATAGATAACGCCTTGTATGCCGTTCAGGAAAACTTCGTGCAGCTTGAGCTGCGCCAGCTGCGTGTGCGGGGTATCAATGGCCAGCCGTGAGTGGATGATCGTCAAGAGCACCCTTGACCGCCTGGTGAACGATACCGTGGCGAAGATCGCTACCGCCACCGGGAACGTGGTGGCGGTGTCTGAGGTAGAAGACGTTACCAACTTCGAGACGGTGCTGAAGGATGGCGCCCCTGCTGTGCTGTATCAGCTCATGCGCCTCAACCCAAACCCCAGAGCCCCGCGCTTTGAGGCGGTGTTCAACATTGGCGCCAAGACCACTGATGACTCCGGCAACTATGTGCTGAGTGCGATCCTCGGCGAGTTGCAGGAACTGTTCAAGCCCGGCAGCCGGTTCGACCTGCGCGATTACAGCGAGGCAGGCCTGGATACCGTTAACCACGGCGGCATGCTGATCACGGATGGCGACATAAACCCCCAGCAGTTCGACAAGCAGTCGGGCATCCGCACGCTCGGCTGCAAAGCTGCGGTGCTGTGCAATGGCAGCTAAAGTAAGGCTTAACCGGGCCTCGTTGACCTTGACCCAAAATCTGGTGCGACAGATCGACGGCAAACTGAAGAACAAGCGGGCGGTGCTGAGGGCTTTTGAAAAGTCAGGCATCGTCCAGGAATGGGCGAAGATAGCGAACAAGGCGTTAAACCAGTTGCACACGACGTTGATAAACGTCTTCGAAGGCAACGTGACAGGTATAGGTGCTAGCGTGTCCAGCATCTCTGGAATCAACCTGGCTAAGCCTTGGGCGCCGCTTACTGAGCGCTACGCTGAACGAAAAATAACCGACTCGTTCTGGTACGAAACCGGAACGCTGTTAGACTACGTCGCCAAGAGCATTCAACCGCTCTCTGGGCCTCAAGCCGTGCGTAAGGTTGAGGTTAAAGCGGCACCGATCCCAAGGGGAGCGAAAAGCCTTAAAGTCAGCGTGTTGGTTACGCCGGCCAGGCTTCCAGAACCTTTGCAGTCACTGGTCATGTACCCGTTCCTGCAAGGCCGCGGGAACGACATGTCGGGGATGGGCGGAACGGACATCCAGGCCGTGAAGCTGTTGGTAAACCATGCACTTCGTGCTTTTATACCAGACATCTCTGCCGAGTTGGGCAAACGAATGCTGGATGAACTCAGAACCTGAAGGAGAATCGACATGCCTCTTGGCTCCCCGCAAACGGACAAATTCCCCATCGGCACTGCCGAGATCCGCATTGCTCCACTGAACCTGGCGTTGAAGCAGATGCCTGCTCACTCCATCGGCTGTCTCGATGACGTGACCATCAGTATCTCGAACACCTCGGTGCAGAAGCGTGCTGGTTTCCCTCAGCGCCAGGTGGCGAACGCCATCACTGAAAACATCGTTACCGTCACCGGTACCGTTGGCGAGTACAGCCGTCGCAACATGCAGATCATGGCTGGCGAAGCGCCTGAAGTGGTAGTCGCTGACGTGGCCGGCGTCCTCGCCACCTCTCAGACTGCCGGCGCTGTATCTGTACCTCTGGGTACCGGCCAAGGCGCAGCGTTTACGGCGGGTGGTCTGGTTACCGTCTACATCGACGGTAAACCTGAGCTGATCACCGTGGCGAAGATTGCGTCGATCGCTACCGACACCCTGACCCTGGAAGCCGGCACCCCGCTGCTGCACGACTATCCAGCGTCTATCACCAAGGTGTTCGCGGCCAACCCAATCGGCAAGTCGGTTACCAAGACCAGCTATTTCTCGCTGCAGGTCATCCAGTCGCAGATCTCCGACGGTCGTCCGATCGCTTGGAACTTCTGGAAAGCCTCGGCCAGCAACGGCATGGAACTGGGCATGAACCCTACCGATTACTCGACCACCAGCATCGAGCTGCAGTGCCTGGAGCCATCCGCAAGCGAGTTCCAGTCGGGCGGCGCGCTGTTCCACCTGGCCGACGTGATCGCTGACTACCCGATCTTCATGGCCGCTCCTGGCGGCTAAGTCTGATCGTTACAGCAGAAACCCGGCTTCGTGCCGGGTTTCTTTTTAAGGGAGCACCGCCTATGCACCTGTTTCATCACCTGGCCGACGTTCTACCGATCAGCCAGTACCTGCTAAAACGCTACGCCGAGGAAGTCACCGAAGACCCCGACCAAGCCATGGGTTTTCTGGTTCGCATGCTCTACGCGGAGACCTACCGAGTTGACCTGCATGAGGACGACCTGATCGCGGTCTGCACCAGGATCAAGGAGCACGGCGACAAGGTTGAGCAGAAGGCCGCCGCGCCGGATAAGAAGGTCTCTAGTGTCCGCAGCAAAGGCGGGTTCAGCGACTACTACAACAACTTCATGGACAAGCTGGATATGACCGAGCTGTGCCTGTGGCTGGCCGACATGGACCCTGCCAGAGCCCGCAAGCTCTACTTCGAAGAGGACTATGAAGTCGTCGAGAAAATGGCTGAGTTCAAGCAGGGTTACGAGCGCGAGAAGAACCGGCTAATGTTTGAAGGGGCACTTTTTGGCTTCGGGGGTAAGTACGGGAGTAGCAGTGGCCGGGATGAGGGGGATGTGCGCGTTCACGACCTGACCGGCAAAACAGCAGCAGAGGTGATGGCGACTGTATCGAAACTGGGCCAGCGCCATTAAACTCACGGCACTGCGCGAGGGAATACCATGGCCGGCAAGAATGACGCAATCGAGATCGACGCCCTGCTCACCCCTGAGCTTGGCGATATGGGTAAGGTTGAGCGGGAGCTGAGCAAGGTCTTGGCCAACGCCGCCAAGCCTTTGGTCGACTCAATCAGCAACACCAAGGTGGGTCTCAACCCGGCCGCGCTGAAGAAGGTTCAACGCCAGCTGGATACCATCGCTAAGGACTTTGGTGATGGGTTCGACGAGAGCATCAGCAAGGTGCTCGGCGAACAGAACAAGAACCTGCGCAGCGCCAAGGGCCTGCGTCAGCTGGCCAAGGCAGACTCTGGCATCGCCAAAATGGTCAAGATCCTGGGCGGCTACGATGAGGCCGCCAGCATCCTCGGCCGCCCCGATGCCAACCGTCGCCTGAACCAGATCGGTAATGCCTTCCGCAGCCTGAACGATGTGGCGTTTCAGATCAGCAAACTGCCCACGGTCAGCGCGGACGTGCAGCGGATGCTGGGCAACCTGTATAAATCCAACACGCCCAACAGCTTCAAGAAGCTCAGCGAGATCCAGCAACGCCAGGTCATGGACGCCATGGCGGTCATTGACCTGCAGGACAAGGCGTTTAATAGCCTCAAGGGTAGCCTGGCCAAAGCCGGACTGGGGGTCAGCGCCACTGAGCTGAGCAAACAGCTGAAGCAACGCAAGAACAACGCTTCGAGGTTGGGTCGGATCACGTCCCCTGACGCCCTAGTGCGTCAGGAACGCGCTGAGGCCCGGGCGGCTAAGACAGCCCAAGAACGGCAGGACCGCCTGGACAAAGCCCGCGCCCGCAGCCAGGCCGTCAGCCTTGAGAAAGACCGCATAATCGGCAGAGCCGGCGGCATCCCCAAACTGCGTGAGAAGCGGGACATTAGCGCAGTTCGCGCAGGTCTCAACCGCGACTACAACATGGCGGTTGAGCAAGCGTCTATCGCGGCGATGGGAAAGGGGGGCCAGAAGGGGTCAGCCTATAAGACTGCAGCCGGCAAGGTGGACGGTGTACGCAAGCAGATGGACGAGCTGAACCAGCTGGTTAAATCCATCGGCTCCGTCACCGCTGCGATTAGAGCCCGCAACGCCCTCGACCAGCGCGAAGATCTGGAGAACTGGAGGACTCGCGGCCTCCGGGAGAAGAAATACCGCCTGCTGAACGAGAAAGCCGATCAGGATGCTTGGAAGGCCAACGGCCGCCTCCTGTCGGCCAGAAACGCTGCCGAGCAGAAGTTCGACATCGACCGCTGGAAGGAAGAGGGTCGGTTAGAGAGCCGCAACCGCCGCCTGCGCGAACAGGCCGACGTGCAGGAGTGGAAGGCCAACGGCATGGCCGACCGCAAGTTCCGCCTGCTGAACCAAGCGGCTGACCTCGAGCAGTGGAAAGCCAACGGCCGCCTCCTCTCAGCTCGCAACATTGCCGAGCAAAAGGCTGATCAGGACGCTTGGAAAGAGCGTGGGCGCTTAATGCGTGCCCGTATCGCCGCCGAGCAGAAGGCCGATCAGGACGCTTGGAAAGAGCGAGGCAAAAAGGCCGCCACCCGCAAGCGCTTGGAAGAGCAGGCAGACCTGGCCGCCGCCTCCAACAAGGCCGCCTCTGCGGCTCGCGGGGCGTCGTTCGCTGAAGCTCAGCGCCTGATCGGCGCCTCTGGCGGTATCGGCAAGTTGACCGACAACGTGGACATTGCCAGCGTTCGCTCTGGTATCAACAGTGAGCTGGGGCGCCTGGTTAAAGACCGCGAGGTGGCCAACGCCTACGGCCAGAACACTGCCAGTATTCAGGCGAACATCGACGCTTTGCGCGCTCAGCGTGTGGAGCTGAGCGAACGCACCCGCCAGTTGGCGGAAGAGCAGCGGGCGCTGAAAGACATCGGCCAGCAGGGCCTGCGCACTAAACGCGCAACCAACCTGTACCAAGCCCGCGACATCATCCGCTCATCAGGTGGTGACTACAGTGAGCTGGATAAAGAGCAGATTCGCACCGTGCGCCCATACCTGCAAGACAGGTACCGCACCCGCAGCCAATTCGCCGAGACCATCGGCGCAAGCCATGGCACCGACTCGCCTGAATTTGCTCGAGCCAGCGCCAGCGCTAAGCAGTACGCGGTGGCTCTGGGTGAGCTGGATAAGCGCGCCAAGGAACTGCGCCCAAGCATCAGCGACCTGGGCCAGGTAGTGCGGTCGTTCTTCCGCTACGCCCTGGGCTACGGCGCGCTCTACGAGATGCTGGGCGCAGTGACCGCACTGACTCGTGGACTGGTGGATCTGGATGAGCAGCTGTACAACATCCAGGCGATCACGCTTTCCACCGACAACCAGATGCAGACGATCGAGGGCTCGATCAAGCAAGTGGGCTTGACGACCAAGTTCACCCTCAATGAGGTGGCCAAAGGTGCTCAGATCCTGGCCCAGGCCGGTACCGCACCAGAAGCAATCCCTGACCAGCTTCGCGCGGTAGCAGACTTTGCGGCGGCCACCGGCAGTTCGCTGGAGCAGTCGGCTGACCTGCTGACCTCGTTCAAGAACGTCTTCAAGGACATCAGCGACGGCAGCGCGGCCGACCTGCTGGCCAAGACCCTCAACCTGTCCAAGCTGCAGGGCGAGGATCTGCGGACCATCATCAGTTACACCGCGCAGACCGCTGAGGGCTACAACATCAGCGCTGAGCAGCTGATGGGCGCGGTCGCTACCCTGCGTAACGTGGGTATCAAGCCGTCCACCATCGCCACCGGCCTGCGCCAGGCAATGCTGGAGATCTTCAACCCGGACACCAAGCTGACCAAGGCGCTGAAAACTCGGTATGCCCAGCTGGGTGAGGACATGTCGGCCGAGATGATTTCTGCTCGGTACAACTCGTTCACCTTCGCAGAAGACCCGCTGGTCGCAGCCGTCAGCGAGCTGAAGCGTATCGGCTTCGGCGGTGAGGCGAGCAACCTGTTCAGCCGTGCGTTTGACGTGCGGGCGTTTAACCCGTTACAGGCCCTGGTCAATAACTTTGATCAGTTCAACGCATTGTCCAGCCAGGTGGGCGTAGGCCGTACGGCCAAAGAAGGCAGTGAGATCCAGCTGGAATCCCTGCGCGCCACCCTGGAGAACTTGGGGGCTTCTGTGGTCGCATTCAGCGACAGTGTCGGCGGCGACATGGTCCGGTCCCTGCAGAGTGCCGCTAAAGAAGCCACCAACCTGGTCACCCAGCTAACTGAGCTTGATCAGAAGATGAAGCTGGAAACCGGGGCGGGCCTAGGCAGCAGCATCATGGGCGGCCTGGCGGGCGGCGCACTCGGCGCAGTGCTCGGTGGTAAGGGGTTCCTTGGGCGTGCTGGCGGGTTTACTGCGGGCGCTGTGGCGGGTGGCGGCATCACCCAGGCCAACGCCAGCGGGGACTCGGGAGTGGGTGACTACGTTGTGCCGGCGATCGCCGCGCTGGCCGTTCTGCTGCCAGGGTTTATGAAGCTGGCCACCGCTGCCAAAGGCATGAAGGGCGGCGGCTTGCAGATAGACATGTTCGACAAGGCGGCTGGCGGCATCAGCGTGATTGGCGGACTCAGTAATACCGTAGAGGGCATCGCCGGCATGACCGGCAAGCTCGGCAAGTTCTCAGGCCTGGCGCGCGTTGGGATGATCGGAGCTGGCCTGTTCGCTCGAGCTATACCGGTCATTGGCTGGCTCTGGACTGCCTACGAGATCCTGCAGCTGTTCAGCGACAAGGGCGCCCCGGCGACCCAGGATATGGCAGACACGGCGCGAATCCGAGCTACCGCTGCGGGCGACCAGTCGCGCACCCTGCAAACCAAGTACAACGACCAGCAGTCGCAGATCGGCCAGTACCGTATCGACGAATACGGCAACGCGGACAAGGCAACTACTGCTGGCGCCATCGTGCGGCTCCGGGAAGAGTCCAACAACCTCAACCTTTCCCTTGGGGAGGTATTTGGTACCAGTTCCAACAGCCTGTCCGAAGCCACGCAGATTCTGCGGGATTACCAGGCCAAGTCCTTTGAGGCGCGTCAGGCCGACCTGACCAGGCTCAGCCAGATAGCAGGCAAATCCTTGACCGACCTGCAGGCCGCCGACTTGGCCACCCAGGTAACCCAGTTGCAGCAAGGGGTTGAGGGTATCCGCAAGGAACTCACCGCTGAACTGCAGCGGACTGTGGACAAGGTTAGCGAAGCTGCAGCCAGCGGTGACTCCGAGGGGGTTGAAGCGGCCGGCGCCACTCTGCGGGTGCTTGACCAGATGCCGGAGCTGAAGCAGTTCTTCTACGGTGAGATCCAGCTGTCTGCAGAACGCGCCACTGAACTGTACGTCGAGTTCAGCCGCAAGCTGGCTGAGGAGTCCGAGAAAGGCGCTGTCACGGCTGAAGAGGTGCTGGCCAGCAGGGTGACCGAGGCGTCCCTGCAGATCGACGCAGCCGCCGCGGCGCTGGAATCCTCAGCGGCCCTGGATACCGCCGTGCGTGGGGTCATCGACGGTCTGGAGCTGTCTGAGCGGTTCGTGATTAAGTCGCTCGACGCTCTGGCGGTCAAGGCTCAGGAAGCGGCAGCGGGCCACGCAGCTGAGGCTGAGAAACTGGAAGCCAAGGCGGCCAAGGATAAATCCACGGCAAACAACCTGTTGTCTGGTTGGGCGGGTGAGTTCGGCGGGCTATTGGCACCCGGTTATATACAGTCGGCCAAAGAAGCCGAGGCGGCGGCTGCGCAGAAGCGTCGTCAGCAAGCAGCTCAGGAAGAGGCTCAGGGAGTTCTCATTGCGCGCTCAGCTCAGCGCAAGGATGCTGACCGAGTAGCCGCTACGATCGCCCGTACGGCCTCCCAAGACACCGAGAAGCAGATCCTCGACATCATCGACAAGGGTCGCTTGACTGAAGAGATCCGTGGCCGCCTGTCTGCAACCGACCGGGCTACCCTGGGCCAGCTGCAAGGCGGCAACCGCGTAGATCTGGTAAAAGCCGGGTTCTTCCAGCCGGAGAAAGTGGCCGACGGTAAGTACCGTCAATCCCCGGGGGTCAGCCAGCTAGAGAAGATCATTCGTTTGGTTCAGCAGACTGAGGCCACCAAGGCTCAGGTATCTGACCAGAAGAAATCTGAGTCGGCTAAATCGGCATTCGCCAGCGACCCGACCAGCATGGTGCAGATTGCCAAACTGCAGAACCAGCAGAAGGCCGCCGAACGCCGCAACGACTTCGCGGGAGCCTCGTCGGCGGCTCGCCGTATCTCTGAACTGCAGTATGCCGAGCAGTCCAAGGCGGTTAAGCGAGCCGAGGTCGAGATGACCGAGGCCAAGGAAGATCCGAAGAAGGACGCCACCGCGGCGGTGGAGAAATACAACAGCGAGCTGGCCAAGCTGGAATCGCTGCGCGGTGACATGGCCGACAAGCTGGATGAGTACCAGAAGAAAGTGCAGGACATCGACCTGCGCAACCGTGCTACGGGCGTGAAGAAAGACCAAGATAGAATAAAGGGTCAATTTACTGAGGCGGTGGATCGTGGGGATCTGCAGGGGGCGATTGACGCCAGCAAATCCTACGAGGACGTTCAGCGCCGCTTGAAGGAGGTGATGGAGGAGGAGCTGCGGGCGAAGGGTATGAACGCCGAGCAGATCAAAACTGAAGTGGAGGATCGCAAGGATCTGACCACCCAGCTGATCGACCAGGAGGGCGCGCAGAAGCGGCTCACCTCGGCGATCATCGCGCGGGCTGACTTCGAGGCGCGCAACGCTGGTACAGGGCCAACCACGGGCAACAAGATGGTCGACTCCTACCTGGAAGCATCTGGGGTTGGGTTTACTGACCAACAGTACGCAGGGGCGTATGAACGCGATCTAGCCCTATACCAGCAGAAGCTGGCTTCGCTGACCAGTGCCTACCAAGCGCAGGTGGCTGGACTAACTACGAAGCCGGAAGAAGCCCGGGCCGCGGAACAGGCTTACATTCAAAGCATCGAGCAGGTGCAGAGCAAAATTGGCCAGACCTCGGCTCAGCTGCAGCAGCTGCGTAACGACTTCAGCGGTGAGCTGCTGGAGGGGTTGAACCCGACGGCACTGGCCAACCAGCTGTCGGCCTCCGGCAACTCGCTGCAGAACTTCGGTGAAAACCTCAGAACCAACGTCATCGGGGCTATCGACGGGGTTGGCCAGGCGCTGGCCAACGCGGTGCTGGAAGGCGACAACCTGAAGGACTCGTTGCAGGCTGTGGTATATGAGTTCGCCAGCACCAGCCTTACCCAAGGTTTGAAGCTGGGTGTGACCGAAGGCGCTCAGGGCTTGCTGGGTATGATCGCCGGTGATGGCGGCAGCGGTGAGACGGCGGCCAGTGAAGCGAGCAGCATGCTCGGCAAATTGTTGGGTATGGAGCAAGGCAGTGAATACGGTTCAGCGCAGATCACCGCCGGGACCGTATTCATAAACGGTGCCGTTGCTGGCCAGCCGACTACGCCTGGCGCTGTAGGCGATCTGTTTGGCGGAACCTCTGGCGGTAACCCTGCCGGCGCGGTCACCACGGCCACCGCCGCTGATCCGAGTAAACCTGGCGGAATGTTCTCTGGGCTTACTGAGATGTTGGGCAGCCTGAAGACCGGCCTTACTGATGCCATCGGCGGCTTGGGTGGTCTTTTAAGCGGCGTGCTGGGTAGCCTGTTCGGCGGCGTGGGCGGTAGCGGTAAGAGTGAAAGCCGTGGCAGCGCTATTGCCAAGTGGGCAGTAGGTACCGTAATGAGCTATTACAGCGGTGGTGCTGGGGGTGCTGGGGGTGCTGGGGGGGCTGGGGGTGCTGGGGGTGCTGG